CTATATATGACAAGGCGTATGAGTGGTATACGTCTGGACCTCGTCAGCGACTGCAGCCGGGTGGGGCGATTATTATTATCGCGACTCGGTGGGGTGAGAATGATTTGATTGGCCGGGTGTTGCAAGATGCCCAGGAGAGGGGAAAGCCGGACGAGTGGAGGGTGATTGAGTTCCCTGCGATCTTGCCGAGTGGTAATCCGTTGTGGCCTGAGTTTTGGCCGTTGGATCAGTTGCAGGCTTTGAAGGACGAACTTGCGCCGGCCAAGTGGAATGCTCAGTATCAGCAGCAGCCTACTGGTGAGGAGGGTGCGATTGTCAAACGTGAGTGGTGGAAGATTTGGGAGCGGGACGAGCCGCCGAGATGTGAGTTTGTGATTCAGGCTTGGGATACTGCGTTTACAAAAAACGAGCGCTCGGACTATTCGGCTTGTACGACGTGGGGGATTTTCCACTTGAACGAAGACCCGAACGACATCAACATTATTTTGCTGGACTCGTTTCAGAAGCGGATGGAATTCCCGGAGCTGAAGGAAAAGGCCAGGGCGCACTACATGGAGTGGCAGCCTGACGACTGTATTATTGAGGCGAAGGCGGCTGGTGCTTCTTTGATACAGGAGTTAAATCAGCAGTCGGATTTGTTTGTTCGCGGCTATACTCCTAGCCGTGGTACGAGACAACAATCAAACGACAAGATTGCCCGGATGAATACTGTGGCTCCGATTTTTCAGTCGGGTAAAGTATGGGCACCGGATACTCGGTGGGCGCGGGAGTTGATTGACCAGATGGCATCATTTCCAAATTCGGCTCACGATGACTTGGCTGACACTGCGGTGATGGCAGTCACAAGGTTTCGACAAGGCGGATTTTTGAGACTAGAATCTGACGAACGCGACGAAGTGCAAGGCTTCCGTCGTAAAACTGCGTTCTATTAAGGCACACTATGAGCATCGAACAATCAATCAGTCAAGCACCTTTGGGTTTGGATTCGCTTTTGGAGAATACCGAGCCGGACGTGGAAATCACCATTGAGAACCCAGAAGGCGTTCAAATTGGAATGGATGGTGTTGAGATTGATTTGATGCCAGAGACAGACGAACTGGAGTTCAATGCCAACTTGGCTGAAGAGATGTCTCCTGGTGCGCTGGCATCTATTGCTAATGACATTATTGGCCTGGTTGATGCTGATATTAATAGCCGCAAAGAATGGGTAGAGATGTATGTGAAGGGCTTGGAAGTCCTTGGCATGAAATACGAGGAGCGCACTGAGCCATGGAGTGGTGCTTGCGGCGTTTACTCTACGATTTTGACTGAAGCGGCCATTCGTTTTCAGAGTGAAACCATTCTGGAGACTTTTCCAGCAGCCGGCCCAGTTAAGACTGAGATCATTGGCGCGATTGACAAGCTGAAAGAAGAAGCTGCCGAGCGAGTTCGCGATGATATGAACTATCAGTTGACGGAAGAGATGCCGGAGTATCGTCCTGAGCACGAGCGTTTACTGTATTCGTTGGGTTTGTCTGGCGCGGCGTTCAAAAAAGTGTACTTTGATCCTGGCATGGACCGTCAAACGGCGACGTTTATCCCGGCTGAAGACGTAATCATCCCTTACGGCACCTCAACTTTGTTCAAATCGGAGCGTATTACTCATGTGATGCGCAAAACAAAGAACGATATTAAGAAGCTGCAAGTTTCTGGCTTTTACTGCGACATTGATTTGGGTGAGCCGGTCGCAATTCACAATGACATTGAGAAAAAGAAGGCCGAAGATCAAGGTTACAGCCTGACGGACGACGACCGTTACCAGATTTTGGAAATTCACATCGACTATGACCTGCCTGGTTATGAAGATGACGACGGAATTGCGCTGCCATACGTGATTACGATTGATCGCGGCTCTAATGCAGTGTTGGCTGTCCGTAGAAACTGGGAAGAAAACGATAAACGACACGTAAAGCGTGAGCATTTTGTCCAGTACACGTATATTCCTGGCTTTGGCGCTTACGGATTGGGTTTGATTCACCTGATTGGTGGTTATGCCCGGGCCGGCACAAGTATTATTCGCCAATTGGTCGATGCCGGCACGCTTTCCAACTTGCCAGGTGGCCTGAAGTCACGCGGCTTGCGGATTAAGGGCGACGACACCCCAATTTCTCCAGGCGAGTTCCGTGATGTGGACGTTCCATCGGGAACTGTGCGCGATAACATCATGACGCTCCCATACAAGGAGCCAAGCCAGGTATTGATGGGCCTGTTGAACCAGATTACCGAAGAAGGTCGTCGCCTAGGTTCAATTGCGGACATGAATATCAGTGACATGGGAGCAAATGCCCCAGTTGGCACGACTCTGGCGTTGCTTGAGCGTCAACTGAAGAATATGTCGGCGGTTCAGGCGCGAGTTCACTATTCAATGAAGCAGGAATTCAAACTGCTGCGCGACATCATCCGCGACAACACACCCGGCGAGTATGCTTACAACCCGGCTGAAGGTTCGCGCAAAGCCAAGCGTGCTGACTATGACTTGGTAGAAGTGATTCCAGTCTCTGATCCAAATAGCTCGACCATGGCTCAACGGATCATGCAGTACCAAGCGGTTATCCAGTTGGCCCAGGGTGCTCCACAGATTTACAACTTGCCGCAGTTGCACCGCCAGATGATTGAAGTGCTGGGCATCAAGAATGCAGACAAGTTGGTGCCGGTTGAAGACGACCAATTGCCGCACGATCCAGTTAGCGAGAACATGGGCTTCTTGACTGGCAAGCCGCACAAAGCTTTCATTTACCAAGATCACCCAGCTCATATTGCAGTCCACAACTCAATGTTGCAAGACCCTAAAGTGATGGGTCAAATTGGTCAGAACCCTATGGCACAGCAAATTCAAGCGGCCATCATGGCTCACATTGCCGAGCACGTTGCTTTTGAATATCGAAACGACATCCAGGCTCGATTGGGTGCTACGCTGCCGGCTCCGGATGTGGAGATGTCTGAAGAAAATGAAGTTCAAATGTCCAAGTTAGTAGCCCAAGCGGCCGCTCAATTGTTGGCTCAGAACAAAGGTGAAGCTGCTCAGAAGCAGGCTCAGGCTCAGCAACAAGACCCGGTTATTCAGATGCAACAAGCCGAGCTGCAGATCAAGCAACAAGAAGTTCAGATTAAGGCGCAAAAGGTGCAAGGTGAATTGCAATTGCATGCGCAAGAGCTGCAGATGAAGCAGCAAGAAATGATGATGAAAAATGGCGAGTCACCAGAAATGATTGCTGCTCGCCACGATCAAGAGATGCAACAGCAAGCTCAGCGTCATCAATCCGAGTTGATGCAAAGCCAGCAAGTGCATCAGCAAAAACTTAGCCAATCCCAGCAAGCGGCTGCGGTTAAAGCCCAGCAACAGGCCATGCGCCAAGGCGTGACAAATGGACAATAAAATCTTTGACATCCTCACCGGGAAACTGGAAGAGGAAATCAAAAGCGTAGTACAAGTTTTGAGTGATGGTGGAGCTAAATCCTACGATCACTACAAAGAGTTGAGCGGAACTATCCGAGGTCTCCGAACCGCTCAACGTGAAATCGGTGATCTCGTGCGTAAACTGAAAGACTATGACGATGAATAAATTTGACGTGCAAGCAGTGGACTTGTCCGGCTTACTCAACAAACCCGTTGAGGATAAAGCCAAGCAAATCCCTGACCCTGCGACCTACCACCTTCTGTGCATGCTCCCAGAAGCGAAAGAGGAATATGAGGGAGGCATTTTGAAATCTGCCCAAGCAATGATGCATGAAGAGCTGCTGTCTCCTGTGCTATTTGTGGCAAAAATTGGCCCTGATGCTTTTAAAGATAAGACTCGATTCCCATCCGGTCCATCTTGTAAAGTTGGTGATTTTGTTTTGTTGCGGCCAAATACGGGCACACGAATGAAAATCCATGGTACTGAATGGCGTCTCATCAATGATGACTCGGTCCAGGCAGTTGTCGAAGATCCTCGCGGGATTCAACGGCCATGAGTTTTATTAACTCAGATATGGATCATCTTCAGCAAGGAGTTATTGTTGAAGGCATTTCGTCCGATTACGTTTGGTATGAGTCCAAGCGTTTGACCGACAAAATGAGTAGCTGGGGCTTTGAGTTCCAGAAAATTACCAACGTCATGGAGACGCGCCATAAGGAGCATCTCAAAATGATTGCAGATTTACTGGCAGAACGCGCAGAACTGAAGCGCGAACTTCGTAAATTCAAAACAGAGGTTAAGGAATAATCATGGCTGAATTTGAAAAAACGGAATTTGAATTTCCAGATATGGTGGAAGAACGGAACTCCCGCGCAGGTGGTAAAGTTGTCGAGCCAGAATCGGACGAGCCAGAAATTGAAGTGGTAGATGACACGCCAGTTCAAGATCGCAATCGCAAACCAATGGTGGAAACGCCAAAGGAATTTGCCGATGAAGAGCTGACAAAGTACGATGAAAGTGTGCAAAAGCGCATCAAGCATTTTACTAAGGGCTACCACGAAGAGCGCCGGGCTAAAGAATCTGCTCAGCGCGAAAAGGATGAGGCTATTCGCATTGCGCAATCTTTTTTGGAAGAAAATAATCGCTTGAAGGGTTCTGTCAATCAGAATCAAACGGCATTATTGGAGCAAGCCAAGAAGGTGGTTGGCAATGAAATTGAAGAAGCCAAGCGTGCTTACAAAGAAGCTTACGAATCAGGTGATTCAAATCGGTTGGTAGATGCACAAGATGCGCTGACTAACGCAAAAATTCGTGCTGACAAAGTAAACAATTTTAAGCCCACTCCTTTACAAACTCAGGAAACTCCTGTACAAATCAATCCGCAGCCATCACAAGATGCGCCGGTTGATAACAAACTGCTTGCCTGGAAAGATAAAAACCAGTGGTTTGGAAGCAATAAGCGCATGACCGCTTATGCATTAATCGTGCATGAGGATGTGGTTGGCGAAGGTATCCCGGCTGGCAGCGAAGAATACTATCGACGTATCGACGCTGACATGAAGGACAGATTCTCGGACCAGTTTGGAGCCGACGAGTCCGTTGATGCGAAACCTCAACGTACTAAATCCAACATCGTTGCACCTGCAACACGTAGCACAGCGCCTAAAAAGATCGTGCTTACGCAGACCCAGGTGAATATCGCCAAACGGCTTGGAGTTCCATTGGAACTTTATGCTCGCAAGGTTGCTGAAGAAATGAGGAAATGAAAATGGAAAAAGCTGCACGCCCTAGTCGTGATCTTGAGACTCGCGAAATTAAGGAACGACCAAAACAATGGTTGCCTCCTCAGTTATTGCCTGACCCCAACCCGGAGCCAGGTTTTGCATTTCGTTGGATTCGGATCAGTACATTGAACAAAGCCGACGCCACTAACCTTTCTTCTAAATTACGTGAAGGCTGGGAACCCGTTAAGGCTTCTGACCATCCCGAGATTCGCCTGTTTGGAACGACCAACGGTCAATTCCAAGATAGCGTGGAAGTCGGCGGTTTGTTGCTTTGCAAAACACCTGTGGAGTTTACTGAGCAGCGTGATGCGTATTACCGCCAACAGGCAGATGCGCAAATGCAATCGGTTGATAACACATTCATGCGCGAGAACGATCCACGGATGCCTATGTTCAAAGAACGTAGCTCTAAAGTGACTTTTGGCAAAGGCATTTAATTTTTTTGGAGTATTCAAATGGCTTATCCTACAGTAAGCGCTCCGTATGGTTTGAAAGCTGTCAATTCCCTTGACGGCAAGCCCTACGCAGGCGCAATTCGCCAGATTCCTATGGCATCTGGCTACACTGCCACCTTTTTTGGTGACACAGTGCTCATCGTTGACGGCTACCTGAATAAGGACACCGGCACCACAGCAGCTACCCCTTGCGGCGTATTTGTTGGCGGTTCCTACGTGAACTCAATGGGTCAAACCGTTTACGCCCAGAACCTGCCAGCCGGCGCTACTAGCCCTATCGGCTACGTGGTTGACGACCAGCAAGCTCTGTTTAAAGTGGCCGTTGTGTCGGGTACTACCGTAATTGCTGGCGTAAGCCGCAGCGTGGTCGGCTCCAACATGGCTTTGGTGCAGAACGCAGGTAACACCACAACTGGTGACTCCGGCATCGCAGTGTTGTCCACCAGCACAAACACCACCGCCACTTTGCCAGTCCGTGTCATCGACGTTGTGCCTGACACAGCCACCGGTTC